CACCTGATGCTACTTCTGCTGGTGTCTCCATGACAGTCGCAGTTTCTGGCTGGGCTACCTGTTCGACAGTTTCTTCTGACATTTATTCCTCTTTCATCATGTTATAGATATGAAGGATAACAGCACGCTTTCCTTCCTCAAATGCTGTAGCATGGGCATCGCCAGCTACATAACTAGAAGCACGATAATTACATCTTGCCTCTAAGTCCTCTAAGACTTTGTTTGCGCCATCTGCGGTAAACGTCTGTCTGTAAAGAAATTTTATCTTCTCTATTTCTGGTGTCACTTACTAACCATCCTAGATGCTTGGGCAAGCTGTCCTACGTTTTGCACATCTTGCTGTTCCTGCATCATTTCCATTTGTTGCTGTTGCTGTGCTGCGCGTTCCTCACGAACCTGTTGCACCTCACGTTCTGACCGCAACGCTGTCTTTGGTACACCTAATGCTTCAGTCACATGCTTAACCAACCCATCAGCATCAATATGGTCTGCTACTGGTATGGACTGCGACAACGGCATCAGTATTTCTAGCGCCTTCATAGTGCTGTTAAGGCTGCTTGACTTCTGCGCACGGGCTAGTGGCGATACATATTCAATGTCTACATCACGCCCTTGCAACATCTCTGGCGGCTGTTGAAGCATGTCACTGCGCAGCATTAGCGCAAATACACGGTCAATAAGAGGCCGAAGCATCTCATTCATCAATCTTCCCAGCACAGGGCCAATCACTCTCATGCGTTCTTCTTGGCGCTGGACAACCTCAGTAGCTGTCATATTTGGTGCGCCACCACTAAGAAGCTGGTCAACATAGAACGCTGAACGAATAGCTGTACGCCGTTGTTCTTCCATGCTTAGACCAATAGGGATATTTGCGCCTGTGTTTAGCGGCGTAATCATCTCCCTAGTACCGCTTCTAAAGAAGTTCAATCCCCCAGGCTGCGTTCTGATGGGCAAGAGGAATCCATCATCAGGAACAAGAAGGGGAGGGTCTATCTGTTTCTGAGCAGCTTGGATGATTGTTTTTGACATAAGATTCAACATCTTAACGTCAGGCAACGCAGTCATCGCTGGGGAACGCCCCATTGTTTCACCAGTCGCCTTCAAAAATCGTGGAACAATGTACGGGAACTCTTGGAAGCCACTTTCGGAAAGTAGCATCTTTGTTTGCATATCAATGTAGAATGATGCAAACGGCATGTTTTTATTATCACGCTTGTTAGGGTCACGGTTAATACGCGGAACTACAGCATGTAACAAATCTATTTCGTCATCTGGCTTTTCTTTAAACTTCTTGGCAATGTAATCGCCAACATTATCAATGCCAAACCTTTGCACCGCTTGTCGGGCTGGTAGCCTGTACATCCTAAAGACTGTATCTACAATGCCAAACTGGTTCTCTTGAACATAAAACTCGGATATGTGACGGGTACTAAATCGTAAGTCTTTGTCGTCCATCTCAACAAACATGCAGCCTGTGCCAAAAACAACTAGGTCTACATACATCTCATGGATTTCAGTTTCAAAGTTAGAGTGGCTAAATGCCCTCATCATACGCATGCTGGTGTCTTGCAACCACTCACGCACCTCATCGTCACGGCCTATGTCTGCATCTTTTAAGTCCAGGTGGAACCAAGGAGTTGCACCACTGGTTAGCATGCCGTGGAGACTAGCTGATAATAAATCGACAGCCTGCAATGCAGTGCCATCGAATATCATTTCCATCCGCTTTTCACCCCTGGAACGCTTGCGAACAATATCGGCTTTGCGGGGTAGCATGTAATCAGCCAGTTCCTGATAATGCGTATCCCAATTATCCCTACGGGTCTTTAGTGAATCGTACCGTTTTACCAGTGACTTAATAAAATCTTGCATAGATTACCCCAATAATGTAGGCGAGCCGCCAGTAGCTGTGGGAGTTGCACCGTCGCCAGCCATGCCAGCGCCAGCAACTATAGTAGAACCAGCACCTTTTTTCTTACGCGCCTTCTTAATCGCTTCTTCAGACAATGCTGCTGCGCGTTCTGTATCTTCCTCACCCGCTTGAGCTGGTGGTGGCGGGGCTGCTGGTGCGGGAGGCGTATAAACTTTTGGCTTTAAAAAAGACACTACACGCTACCTCCTGTTGGTGCTTTAGAACTAGGCTTTGCATAAGCTACACCATAGCCTTCCATAATTGTGCCTGCCCCGCCAAGTTTTTTTCCAGACCTTCGGCGTTCTTTTGATGCTAGGATTGTTTCATCAGGTACAACCTCTGGCGTCACCTCTGGCGTAACTTCCGGTTCTGGCATATCAGGGACTACACCTAACACTTTGCCAGTTTCTTTTGCTACTTTTTTAAATGGTTTTTCAATAGTTTCTTCAAAAAGTTCGTTTAACGGTTTAAATGGATTAAAGCCACCACCCATAATAATCTCCTAATCCCACTTGTGAAAGCCTAGTTTTTGTGTCTCAGTGCGCAGCCAGTACGCATTTTTGTACCCTTTATTAGATAACATACTTTTTAAGTTTCGGAAACCTATAGCTATGTTTCTTTTGCCGCCTATCGCAATAAAGTCAACTAGCCACGGAACCGTGCCGCCACCGTCATAGCCTTCTGCTGGGAAACATAAGTTATCTGTATACTCTACAACTTGGGCATAATTAGGAAACGCCCAAGTCGCAAAGCATATTGGCATGTCAGAATTATCTCTTAGAACCATGTACTGACCAAGTGTCATTGGCGGTCTAATGCAGCGTTCAATTTCTTCAACGCCCCACCAGCCGTGGTAATCACTCCAATCAAGCAGATACTTGATAGCTTCTACATCTATAGACTTGCTCATAACGTGAATGGGTTATACTCCATTTGGGCTATTTGCTGCGGAGGTTTCGTAAAGTTACTTCTATTTTCGAGACCCACAGCGAGATACCGAAACGCATCTGCCGCATGTGACGTAAAATCATGCAACGGATGGTCTCTAAAAACTTTTCTACGTTCATCAAACTCTTGCCTGTACTGTTTTAAATAACCAACGCCTTCGCCACACTTATCCTTATCAAAGTGGCACTTAGGTATCAACATCCTTGCCGCGTTAATACCATCAGCTACCTTCATCTTAGGTATTACCTTAAACCTAATACCAAGGCTATAGGCTGTTTCTAACCTGGACTTGCCGCTACCTAACTCCCTGACCTCAATGTCATGCGGTGCTAAATGGTCTCCATAAATGTATTCCTTCTTATTAAGAATATCCGCATAATGCTGTAGGCCAACACCGCTACTCTCGTAATAATCAATAACATTAACCGCACCGCCACGGAAAATCTGGGCGAACCAGATAGCTGTGGAATCGTTTATCCCCAAATCCCAAGCAGTATGCACAGGGTACATAGGGTCATAAGGAACTCTAGTAATACGTCCATCATCATCAGCAGCGTCCAACAACTTGCCGTAGTAAGCGCCAATAATAGCAGCAGTAAACGAACACTCATATTCCTGTTCATACTGTTCGGGTGTCATCTGCGTCCTAGCAGCATCTAACTCCTCATCCTTAACCAGCCCACTCTCACTAGCCCGTACTATTTTATAGTACCATTGTTCATTACCCTCCTCTGCCTGGTCTTTGGCAGTCTCAAATAAATCATAAAAGTGATTATGCCCTGCTGGTGTACCTAGAAATATAGCCGCACCCTCTCTGTCAGATAGTGCCGGTCTTACAACCTCCCCCCATACCCTTGGGTTCTGCATACCAAACTCATCAAACGCACACATATCTAAATAAATACCACGCAAACTATCTGGGTTCTCAGCAGACAACAGCATCAACCTACCGCCATTAGGAAAGTCCACACGCAGTTCTGTCTCATTAAAAGAAACACCTGGTATCACACCCGCATAGAACTTCACATAATCCCAAGCAATTCGTTTGGCCTGCGTAAACGTAGGCGCTACAAACGCAACCCTTGGCCTTGGTAACTCACAGGTCAGGGCTTTCTTGATAAGTTCATTAACAGCCCACACAGTCTTGCCAAAGCGTCTGTGCATAACCAGCACGTTCCACCGCTTTAAACTGTTGTGCATCTCTGCCTGTAAGGGCCGAGGCTTATAAGGTATCTTAACTGCTTGTGCCACTGTCAGTCTCCCACAATATCCTAACTGTACCATCACTGACCTCTACGCCAGCGCGGTTCTTAGCTTCCCCAAACTTCTCAGGCAGCACCTTACCTACCTTCCACCGTACATGATGTGCATAGTCTCGCAACACATTCGGGTTGTAATCCTTCCTACCATGCAACGCATCACCGTACAAAGTGTCTAACTCCTCTAAAGCCTTCTCTGCACTGTACTGCTGTGCTTCCTTAACAGCCGCTGCAAACTCCTCATCCCTCTTGCAACGCTGGTAGAACGCAGTCCTGGACACGCCAGTGGCCTCGCATACGTCAACAATGCTATGCCCG